TGAACGATGTATACCCGCCGCAAACGGGTGGTCAATGTGATCGCGTAAACGATCAGAAACTTGGGACAAAAGGGTGCTTGTATCGTATGCTTGGCAGAAGTCGGCGGGTGTATTGGTGTCGTATTTGATACCCCCGGCAGGTGTTATGATCAACAACCTGGCCATATTCCTGTCCAATTGCCTTTGATCAGCCCATTGTTGTTGCCCACGAATCGCTTTGAAAATCCAGTACTGTGCACTTGCGGTATAGTAGAAAATTTGACAGGCCCGAATGACCTTGTCCATACGCGAAGCCCCTTGACGTATAGGGCCGATGTCTATACAGTCGAGAAGGCTAGGATACACCACGTCACACCATTCACCAAATCCGGTAACGGGAACAAACAAATCTTGAGGATCTTCCGGACGCGGCGGGTCTGCAGGATGCGCCTTAGGGAAGATATTATGTTTGGGACCGAAACCGGGTTGACGAACCCCCCTCGCGGGGCGAGTCTCGTTCATTTCATCCCAGTAACGACAATACATATGATAAGCCTCGCGCCGTAGCTCAAACTGCGCGGGGTTACATGTAGTGTCAGGGGACATCCAACGAGCGAGAGGATGAAGGGCACGCATGACTGCGGTGGATAATCTAGCTTGACATTCTCGAGAGAAAAATCGGCGCCACCAACGGTGTCGAGGAAGAGGAGTTTTGTCTCCCACCCACATTGCAAACTTGAAGCTAGCCAATAACTTGGTGGCATTGTCTGAACGCAGCGATTCATCCTGCAGATACGAATGCATTAAACACTCGTGGTTCTCCAGGTCATTCAAATCAGCGGAATGATGTTCGATGCTACGCAAAATGTCCCTTGTCTTGATCAGGCGGGCTTCCTCATCACCGACTACATTATTCAGCTCTGAAATCAACTCTACAAGATCCTTATTGTCTTCTAATCCACCACCAGGCAATGGGCCCTTGGGGATGACTAGTTTAGGATTTGATTTGTAGTATAGCTGCTCCAGATCCTTTCGTGCAGCCTGCAAATGAGATGCTGGCGGTGTAGGTGGAGTAGTTCCGCTCTTGGCAAATGCTCGATCGGAGAGTTTGAGCCTCTCGAGAGCCTTTTTAGCCACAGAGGTGGCACGTACTTTGCGCGAGGATACGACTTTGGGTGTCGCCGAACCAGAAGGTTCAGCGGGTGCTGTCTCAAGCACATCATCCACCCGAGGAAGCAAGTCGTATCGTTTGGGCGTGTAGTGCACGGAAATGTCCCCTACGACAGGTTGTTTGTGGGGTTGATATGGATATTTCGGGCCGACAAGTCCTAGTGAAGCACGTTCCTCGTCTGTTAGCTCCTTGGCGCGCCATGAAGAGGCAAACCACTGCTTTACCACCCTAGTGGTGGCCTTAGCCCACTTCTTAATCATATTCGCACCCTTCGTAACAGCGTTGCTGATACGGTTAAAGCGCCATAGCCTGAATTCGTAGTCTGCCTTTTCAGCAGGACCCCAAACCTCTACTGCACGTGTAGCAGCCCGAGGTCCGCTTTGACGGTCCGCG